TAAATCAAGGCACACCGTGCTGTCACGGATGTTGACCAAGACACATTGGCCCAGTTGACGTAGACCGTGTATCCAGAAGTATTAAGTGCTACCCCGGTCATAACCTCGCCACCTGCTGTATAGCCTGACGCTACAACCTCTTCTGAGGTGCTGTATACCGTGGTAGTCTCATCAAGGTTAGCGTTTGACGTGTACAGGGCAATCTTAATGGTGTCCGTCAGCAGGTTGTGTACCGCTTGGTACACCTCTGCTTTAAACGAAGTTGTCTGGGTTTGGACGATCATTACACTACACCATTATTCTGGGGCAACGGGGCCATACGGTACTGACCACTACGGTACGCATCGCTGCGCTCAAGTCCATCGCCAAGACGTTTAGCCAGCATTAACGCTTCCTTGTACTTACCATCGTAAAGGGCGATTATGTCGGCTTCACCTTTCATGTAGGTGACCGCTTCTACCAACGCGCCATACAACAACACAGAATCAAAGTTGTCACCCAACCAAGTGGTTGTTGCAGTGGTGATGGACTCAGGATAGTAATAGTAGTGAAGTTCTGCGTAGTACTGTGCATCTGGCGTTGGGCCAAGAATAAACGACAACTCATTGGTCGGTACAGGTGGGTTACCCGCAGTTGTAGTAGGCCCGAACAAAGCGTAGTACTTAGGCAGGGCTGTATCCGCAGGGGTTGGGTACGCTTCACGAATGAAGTTAACATCCTTGTTCAGCAAGTAATGGTACGTCTCCGTAGCCGTTCCGTAGCCCTCAATCACCGCTAACGAATAAGGCGAAAGGAAGTCACTGGGGCAAGACAGGTACTTGTTGTTGGTTGACAAAATACCCGTTACGTTCTTACGTATTGAAGGGAACTGAATGGTGTTGTAAATGCGCTGCTCTGCCTGCTGAATGAACGTGTTCATATCCGCAGTTGGGAAAGTATTCTCCGTGTAATCAGAGATAGCAATCACTAGAGCAGCGTAGTTCATGCCATTGGGCCTCGTGCCATTACACCTTTAGTAGCTGCGCCTGTGCCACGAATTTTGATTCCGTTGGTCTTAGTTGGCTCGTTGCCAGCGGACTTGCTGATAGCGCCAATGCTCACGTCGTAGGTATCCAACTTGCTACGGTTAGGTTCTTTGCCGGGGTTCTCAGCAACAGTTACATTCTTGCCCGACATAGTGTGGGGTTTAGCGTAAAGGCTGGCAGGGCCAACTTCTTTGCCCATGCGTTTCATGCTTTGTGTTGCCATATTAGCCTCGCTTTTGGTTAGCTACTTTAGCCAGACCACGGCCTAACTTCAGCATATCTGCGTCAGTCTTGCCGCCCTTAGTACCTTTGCCACCATGTTGGATGCCAACGGAAGGACCACTATCACCTAGATTTTTGCCTTTGGTTTTGCCCTTAGAGGCTACACCGTCTGCGGATTTTGTAAATGCCATGATTAACTCCTATGAAACCGTAATACTGACTATACCAACATTCGTCGTTGCAACCAAGTAGTTCTGCGTCAACGCAACGTCAAAAAACGATGCCCCACCTACCGGATTCCAACCCCACTGAATATCTCTAGAGCCCCCCGAAGGGTACCCACTTGTGTTTGTGCCCGACGTAACATAAGTCGTGTCGTTGCGCGGATTACGCACAGCCTGTGGATCATCTACTGGAAACATACCCAACTGCAACTGCGGTTGATCCGGCGTCCAGCACTCAGGACACACCATTAAGTTGTACTCTTTAAGCTTAACTATTTCTTTCTTTAGCTGCTTTAGTTTATACCGAAATCCGCATCTATCACATTCGGCTATTGAGTTTTTTCCCGATGCAAACCTATTACCCATGCTGCACCTCAACAGTTTTTGCTGGGGTTTTCATATCTTTTCGTATGTCCTGTAACACCATACGCAAATCTAACCTTGCTTGCATTACTGCTTCTGGTATAGGGTTACCGGGACGTCCGTACATTTTGCCGTTATCCGCACGTAAAGGGTATTCCAGCGCGGCCTTAACTTGGGACTGTTTTACAACAACAAAAGGTTCTATAGCTCGCAGGAACTGTAAGGCTTCTTCGTTGCGGGTTATCCAGCGGTACTGCACAGCCCACCGCCGCGCATTTTCGCCCCGAGTTTCTGTTGTTGTAATACTACCGCCAAAGCGTTTTAAAAACAATTCTAGGCAAGGCTTACTTGTTTGGGTTACTGTAGCGTGGAGGCTAGTACGAAAACCATGTTTACACTTAATTTCTTTTGACTTTTCAACCATGACACAACCTTCTCCATCAAAGAAACCCGCTGCCCATGCTAAAAAAAGTTGCTCGTCCATAACTTAATTTATAAACATCTGACGCGGGACGAACCGCGACGCCGCTGATTCCCTGTCTTCCGTTGCGGCAAGCTGCCATGCTTCATCGTACTGTGCTTTAAGGATGTCCAGCCGCATTGCCCCGTTAGGGACCTTCAGAGCCAAGTAATAAGCCAAACCTGCCACCATGCAGGGTAAGAACCGGAACGGTACATCCATTGTATTTACACCGTTACCTGCATCGTCAATACGGCGCATGCGGTAATAAACTAATTGGTAAGTAGTAGTGTTGTCTGGGGTAGGCCATACTGTCACGCAGGGTAAGTTCTGCGCATATACGGGAGTTCCGTTGATGTGCGATGCCGCAGTGGTGTAAGCCTGTCCACGGTAGCAATATAGAAGCTGAGTACCAGAAACAGCGCCGTAGAAGATAATCTCTGACTCAATCATTACAAAGCCAGATGTAGCCAGACCTACTGTAGTAGCTACACTAATCGTAGTGTCTGTAGCTGTGATTGCGCTTGTCAAAACTGTACCAATAGCTGACCGCTCACCGTCAAGCCGCTGTATCCAAATCTGAATGGGGCGAGCTTGCTGAAGTTTGTTAGGGATCGTAGCGTAGGTAGACACACTAATACGTGTAATTGTTAGGTCCGCTTGTGTCGAGGCAGTGCCTGCGCCAGTACGTATAACGTGCTCTAAAAGGTCTACAGTGTCCACGGGTAGGGCATAAGTGGATAGGCCCGGAGTCAAGGTAATCGTCCCCTGCTCAAACGTCCACATGTTTACACCACGATTGGCCCAGTCAGCAAACAGTAAGTTAAGAGATCGACGAGCCGTCTTCAGGTCATATCCCGAGCGGAGTTCAGAACCCGCACGTTCAAACGCCTCCTCTACCAATTCGGTGAGGTCTAGATTAAACGCTGAGGTTCCTGAACTTGCCATTATCTAAATCCCGCTGTTTTCTTTGCAATTGTTTTTGGCTGTGCTACGAACTGTTTCCCGGCTTTTTTGCCAGCACGCTTCGCACGCGTTGTTGCAGCATACTCACTAGGGCTGAGGCTTTTAATCGCAGCGCTTGGTAGGTATCTTTCACCTGTGTCAGAAGATTTTTTACCACTTTTGGTTCTCCATTTTTGATCGCCCCAATCTTTGAGCGATTTTTGAGGGGCCTTCATACTAGTCACGGTACCCGCCACCTGCGGCTTTATACCGTTTAGCCATAACTTGAGCCTTACGTGCGGACCACTGCCCTGCGCCTGTACCTACAATTGCTGCAGCTTTGACGCTGTTGAAAATCCGTTTGCGTAACTCAGGCTTGGTATAGTTACCCGCCGCATTCACTTTAGATTTTACTTTGCCCCCAGCAGCGTACACCTCGACCTTGTTCGGATCATCCTTACGGGTGATCGTCTTGCCTTTGGGCATCTTGGAAGGGTTGATGTTACCCATACCGCGACTGGCAATCATAGGTACTTACCTCTGGTTTTACCGCGCTGTGCAATGCCGTCGGCACGGCTTGATGCTTTAGAAACAACACTTCCGCCGCGTTTGTAGTTACCAGCAGATTCCCGTGTGTCATCATCAATTTCCGGGTTGCGACCAGCGTACATTTTGCCTTCGATAGACATATTTTTGCTGGTAGCGGACTTTTTCTTAGCCGGGATAATTTCTTCCGTATCTAAATCACCCCTAGCAATACGCTTCTTGGCGTCTTCCGATAGTTCTACTTTGTCACGGCTGTTGGCAACGCGCTCAGCTAAGTCACCAAGGCCAGATTCGTCAACAATCTTTTTACCTGCCCCGGTCTTTTCGTCAATTGCACGGCCTACGGCATACCCAGCTTCTAACGCGCCCTGTCCTAATGCACCACGACCAATGTTTCTAGCTAAGCCACGGCCTCCAGCTTCTATTACTGATCGACGAGCCCCGCCCTTTAAGCCGGACGAATTTACGTTTGCAGCTTTTTTGACTTTGTCCATGTCTTCAAAACTACGCTTTACAACGTCGTCTTTAAAACCGGGTACTTTGTCCCATCTGGTAGCCATATCAGCACATCCCACCGTTTTTCATAGTAACTTGCGTGCCGCGTGTTTTACCCCGTTGGGCGCAACCGTCGGCGCGAGAAGAAGCAGAGCCACCTTTAGCCATTTTCTTTGGGGCGCTAGCCGCTTGTTTTGACGCGCTAGCTGCTTGTTTTGGGGGTGGGGAAACAGGTTCATCTACCGGAGTAGAGTCTGTATATTTGTAGTCTTTAGCCATTAGCACTTCCCACCTTTCTTCATGGTGACTTGAGTACCTTTGGTCAAACCACGCTGGGCAATGCCGTCAGGCTTAGGGCTGGTTTTGATAGCGCCCATCTTGGTCATACCACCGGCTTTGAGGCCAGCGTGAGCTTTGGAAGCAGGCTTAGCCGCATGTTTTGCTAGCGCAGCAGGCATGGCGCTTTTAGCGCCATCTTTTTTCTTTGCCATCATTGCCATGAAGCCGGGGTTCATCTTAGTAGCCATAGTATCGCCGCCTTTCTTGAAAAGCTCCGCAGAGCCTTGGTTGGTTTTTGGGTTGTTTATCTTTTGGAGATCAGCGCGGTTATGGCTGCTCTTAGGGATTTTGATAGCCTTAGCATTGCTAGGCGGGTTCTTTGGGTTCATTGGATTAGCTTTCATCTTCTTTCCTTTGTCAGCGTCATTAAAGTCTTTTCCGACAGACTGTGGGACGCCTACTTTTTTAGCAAATGACGGCGAGTGGGCTATCGCAGCCATGAAATTGTGTTGCTTTTTAGAGCTACTTGGCATATTAAACCTTAATGATCCAGCCTTTGCCAAGCACAAAGCCAACAATCAACATGCCAATCCAGATCAACGCTTTTTCTACAACAGTCTTACCAACTTTTTTATAGAACTCGCCAGACATCTCTTCAATAGCCAGCTTCGCCGCTTTTCTGGCGATGGCTTCTTCGCGGTCTGTCAATGTAATTTCGGTCATATCAGCACTTCCATCTTGCTAGTGAAGCAGCCTTACGGGTAGGCTTGCCTTTTTCATCTTTCATCGGACCGGGCATACCAGACATACGGGCACAGAATGACTTCTTACGCGCACCGCCTTGTGGCTGTGGCGCTTTGAGGTTTGACCCTGTGGCTGCATTATATTTAGCCCTACCTTTGGCAGTCAGCCCCGCCCCTTTAGAGACCGGCAGCTTCTCGCCGCGACCTACTGCAAGGGATGGGGTTTTCTTAGCCATAATAAATCTGCGTTGCGTCGATGTTGGTCATCAACGCATAAATGCCGTTAGCTGCAAGCACGCCCTCGCCCGGAATAACCGGCGCATTACTAAAAGTATCTGTTGAGTCTATTTCATAAGTCATCAACCAGCGCCCGCCGCCACTCACATATGAAGCCGCAGTAGAGGTGATGGACCCGCTATTGATGTCTGTAAGCGTAAATGTGCTTGACGAAGCAACAGTAATAACATAGTTGCCGTCTGTTGCTGACTGACTTGTATTGCTGTCAAAGTGGATGCCAACAACATCGCCTGTAGACAGACCGTGAGCCGTTTTTGTTACCGTTACTGTTGTGCCGGAACGAGCGTATGTAACGCTGGATGTTACCGGAGCAGTGGTGGTGTCAAACAACACTAACGTAGCGTCACTGCCGCTACCAAAAAACGAAACGCCTTTGACGCGATTTCTACCAAGAACAAAAAAACCGCTTTGGTTTAGGTGTCCCTGTTTTACGTCTGTTTGCATCATAATTAATCTCCTGTAATGCGAGGGCCGAAGCCCTCAAGATCAATTAAGCTGTACGGGTAAACACGTATGCAGTTGCGCTGGAAAACATGATGGTGAAACGAGCGAGACCCGTTGCGCCAGCAGCAACAGTCAAGTCACCAAAGCTACCAGCGGTGTCAGCGGCTGCAGTTGACAAAATTCCGTTTGTAGCTACAGCAATCGTAACGACATCAGCACCAGCGGTGTTGTCAATAAATAAGTCAAACACAGTGCCTTGAGTAGCACTTAAAGCGGCTCCCAACAAAGTGCCAGTAGGCAAGGTGATGGTGGTAGCTGCTGCAGAGGTGGAAGTGATGTAGCCCGTTGCCACCTGCGCCGCAGTAGCTGTAGCCGTTGCGTTTATTGCGTTAGCGGATGTTGGAGCGTGGTCAGTAATAAATCCGTTTGAAGATATAACTGGGCCGGAGAACGTAGTACGTGCCATGATAATTCCTTACATACAAGTTAGGTGCATTAGTCTGTATGTAGTCAGCCGGGACTGTCTAATGCACCGGAAAGCCCGGATTAGCAGCAATATATCACTTTACTGTAGGGGGTGCAACTTTTTTCTTTCGGGCTGCTAGCATCTTTGCTTTCCATACAGGGTCGGCCCATAACGCCTTAGCTGCGGTTGCTTTAGCCGCTTTAACCTCGGCACGGTTTGCAATCTCCTTATTGTTCGCAGTCTGCATAGCAGCGTACTCAGGATCGTTCCATTGGGCCTTTGCTTGGGCGCTAGTCTTGGCCTTGGACTCATCAGTGCTGCGGGCGTTTGCAATGCCCCCTTGCCGTTTCTGGCGCACTTCGGGGTTGGCCCACGCTTCGGTGCTTGCTTTTGACTTGTCAGCGCGGGCTTTAGCGGTACTCTGAGCGGCAATTTGCGAGGTGATTACCTTGTTTCTATACACGGGGTCTTGCCAATGCGCTTTGGAAAACTTGCTATCCACTGCTTTGTGGGCGATAGTTCGTACTGCTCCGCTTCCCCCCTCGCCGCCATCCGTAAGGTTAAACAGGGTGCCTGTGCCTATATCGCGTCGCCCATACAACGCAATCAGTTCAATCTCTTTGACGAACGCCTCTGCCTCAATTTCAGTCTCTAGCACTCGTTCGCATACCGCTATGTGTGCGCGTAGTTTAAGGTGGGATATAAAGTCTTGGAACGGCTTATTGTGCGACCCCCTTGACCAATGAGATAAGTCCCGATCACCTGTACCCTTACCAACATATACGGGCTGATTAGCTTTGAGCGGACGTGGGTCGCGGTACACGTAAACGTAAAACATAGAAGCTCCTGAAGTTGAAGCCCCACTATACCACAATGGATGGAGACTAGGTAAATTCGTAATCCGTTACGAATTAGGTTACGACACAGGTAGCGGGACTTAGTTACAGGTAACCCTTATAAAGACAATAAAAAAGGGCCCCGAAGGGCCCTCTCTGTAGCATAGAACCTAGGTTCTATGCGGGTTCGCTTAGGACGAACC